CGACTTGAGAACCGAGTTCGCGGCGCCGTCGTCATCAGGTAGGGTGAGGGTGTATGTAGCCCCTGCGGAGTGCGCCGGGCCTTTGATGGTTACCCCGTGTGAGTTGCTTTCGCAGTTCAAACGCACCGCGCCGGGGTTGGTGTTGCCCTTGACCTCTACGAATCCGGTCCCGTTGGGGGTGAGGATGATATTCCCGTTTGTGGTGGAGGTGTCTATCTCCCGCGCTTGGACGTCCAAATTTCCACCCAATTGGGGCGAAGTGTCCTCGACTACGTTGGCGATGCCTGCGGTGCCACTACTGGCCGCCGTAAGGCGTCCTTGGGCGTCTACCGTTACACTCGCGTTGGTGTATGACCCGGCACTTACAGCGGTATCGTCAAGGTTGACCGTAATGGTTCCCGATCCCGTGACCGGACCACCGGAAGAAGTAAGGCCCGTCCCGCCGGCTACATCGACAGAGGTCACCGTTCCCGTACCCGCCACCGTCGTAAACTCCAAAGCCGTACCGCCGGAGTTGACGCTGACGACCTGCCCCGCACTACCCAAGGAAGCGGGGGTATCGGTTAGCTCGGTGAATTTGTTCTCTACCGCTACAGGCACCCCGGAGGCGTTGCCCTTCCAGATGTAGTTTTGTGCGATGTTGGGGATATCGTTGGTGCGCCCTGCGCCGGCCACTACAATCGAACCGGAGGCGGCGGCCTTGGCTACCTTGGCAATCTTCTGTATGAGTGCCGTCCCGGTGGGCTTGGTTGTAGTCAAGTCGCCGGAGGTGCTAACGTATAGCTCGTCGCCCTCAGAGAATGCCGCGGTGTTGATGGACGAAACGCTGCCGGACATGACCACGATACCAGAATCTCCGTTGGCGATGTCTGCCTTTACGATTCCGAAGGCGGCCATAGTAGAGGCCGAGGCGTTATCAGCTAGGGCAATAGTCGTGTCGTTGCCCACAGCCCCGGAGATATAGACGGCCTTTCCTTTGGAGATGGTGGAGCCGGTGTTATTCTTTCCGGTGAATTGTAACTCTGACGCGCTGCCGACCGTAATGGACGAGGTCAGGTTAGCGAAGCTAATCTTCTTGGTCTCGCTTGCTGAGGCGTCTACGATTGCCAGCACGTCCGCGCTGTCGGCGGAAGTCAATTCTGTAAGCTCTGATATCTTGCTGTTTGCCATCTCTCTCTTGGATATAGTCTGCGAGTTTCTCTTCGGGTGTCATCAATACTTGATACCGTAATCGCGGAGGATGCGCTCCACTAGTTTGTCGTCTGTGCTGGGGTACAGGTTCAGGCCCTGCGTGTAGTTCCTGCGGGTGCGGCACAACTGCCCACTCGTCTCCGCATCCAATGCCGTAAACGTGCTTTGGTTGTTGTCGAGGTAGTCCATGAGGCGCTCGATATGGAACAGCCCCAAATCCTTGGAGCGGTTCATGAGCGGCTTCATATCGCCATACGTTGCCGCCGTCGATTGCTCGGAGTCCATAACGCTCACTCCGTTGTTTACGATGCGCACACGGATGAAAGGCAAAGCCTCGGAGAAAGCCAGCTGAACCAAAGCCGGCGCGATGTAATCCTCCATCAACGTCTCGTCGTTGCCGGAGATAGTGCCGGCCCCCACCTTCGTCTTCAGGTCGTCGTATAGGGACTGACCCAAGGCGGGGAGTATATGCAGCTCCTGGGCAAGGCGGATATAGGGCTGTAGGATTTCGTCGTCTACGGACCCACCGAGGGCGGTCTCTTTCTTGAGCTTCGCCGGGGAGATGAAGAGAATGAGGTTCGCCATTATTTCGGGGTAGTGAAGTTGCGGGGGTCAAGGAATCCGCGGTTCGTCATATCGCGCGGGCGCTGCGCCACCTTTGGGTCGTTGGTTTGGAGTCGCTCCGCATCGGGTCCGGCGGCGCGGATGATGCGCTGGGCTTCATTGACGGAGATGCGCTTGTTGTTTTTCTTCAGGTAGGTTCTACGTTGCCAAAAGTGTTGGCACGACCCCCCGCCCTTGTACAGCCAGATGTCGTACGTATCGGCTCCGCGCGGTCCCCATCCCGGGTTCACGGCACGGCCAGAGGCGCCCATAATGTCCTCCTTCCTGTAGACTTTGCCGGCCTGTATCATCTTGCGACAGAACTCGCGGGTGTTGTCCTTCACTACGTCGGGAGCGTACTTGTACCGGACCTTAATAAGGTCGGTGTCTTGGTCGCTCTTTCCGTTCGGGTTGGACGAGGGCACACGGGCAAAAGTCCACACAGCATCGAACTTCTCCTCCAAGTCATAGTCCACCTCCCGCTCGTCGATGAGTTCGTATTCTTCGTCCTCGTCCTCTCCCAAGGCGATGAGCAGGTCTGCGGTAGCGTCGGGCGTGTGTGGGCGGCTAAACTCGTCCTTCTCCAGTCCTTCCTTCTCCTGCTCGTCTGCGGTTTGCGCTTGTACGGCGTCCACGTCGATGAAGTCGGCAGGCTTCAAGGTCTTGAAGTATAAGTCTAGGTCGATTCCGTTGACTGCGAAGAGTGGCTCTAGGCCCTCCAATAGAGTCCGTTGGAAGGGTTGAATTACCGTGTTCTGGAATAGGCTGAAGCTATCGCGCAGCTCGTCGGCGTTGTTACCGAATCCATTGCCCTCCCCACGGATACCGAAGAGAAGGGGCGAGGTGATGCGGTGGCCGGCGAGAATCTTGGTCGTGCATTCCGTCGCGAGAAACTCATACATCCCGTCGTTGTCGTTGGGATTGACGGGAGTCAGTTGTGGCGCGGAGTCGCTGCCGTCGTTGAACGAAATGAGCAGGCGCCCGGCGTTGCTGGAGCCGCTGAACTTCTCATTTACGTGCCTTTCGATGGCCCTCCTTTCGTCGTCGCTGGGGACGCCGTTGTTGAAGGACAAAAGCATGGACGGGAAGAGGCCGTTCTTGATGTTGTTCAGGTGGAAGGTAGAAACCTCTCGATCCAACTCGATGTAGTTCGTAGAGCCTACGTAGTCCGGCAAACCATAGTAGAAGACGCCGGGCTGATATGCCTTTATTTGATACACCGAAGCGGGTTCGGTGCGGTCCTGCAAATTGAAAAAGGGATACTTGACCGGGGCGTAGCGGCTCTCCCGCATCCGGCTCCAGTCAGGGGAGACATAGAAGGAATCGACGCGGCCCTGTGCGTCAGCTATCCCACTGCGTACCGAGTGCGCGGCGATGAACCGAAGCTCTGCTATCTCCGTCCTTACGCGATTCCAAATGACTTGGACATAGCATTGGCCGTATAGCTTCAAGTCAAAGCACAGCTGTCTCAGGATGTTCTCGTCCGAGTTTTCGAGGAGGCGCTGGGTCTTCAGCCATTGGTCCGGCTTCTGTTCTCTATCGGTAGCGTCTAGGCCCTCTCCGTAAATCATCTCCGACACCCCACTCACGACGGCGCTCTGGATACTTGAGCCGAGGTAGAGGTCGCGGAGGTAGTCCCCGTATGCGTTGTCGTAGCCGTAATCGACGTACTCCCGCCCGGGCTTCTCTTGGAAGAGGGGCAGTTCGTGCGTAGGCAACCCATAGACGTTGAACTCGTGCTTACTCATAGAAGGTAAAGGTTGAGGAGTCGTCTGTGTGGCTTGCGTAGGTTGTTTCTTGGTATGCTTCTGTCGTCGCCGTGGCATCTTCTTTGAGTATCATTCCCGGCTCCTCGGTGGTGAGGTTGTCGCCGGATTCGGTGAGTAGGATTCCCGTCTGTAGTCCCCGGACAAGATAGCCCAAGCCCTCCTCCAAGATTACGTCCGTGGAAGAGATAGCCTGCACGTCAGAAGAGGAGCTTCTTTCTACGATGCGGTACTGGAAATACCCTTCCGGCCAAGACGGTCCGGATAGGTCGACGCTGGTATCGGCTGTCGGCACCTGAGCATCGAAGACGAAGGTGGTGAACCTATCCGTTACAGTCAGGACGCGGGCGTTGACCATCGCCGTTTTATCCGTGGTCAGGCTCTTCAGCTCCATCCCCAGGGCGGAAATGGTGGCCCCATAGAGCGCGACATTTGCCGCTCCTCGCTTTTCCTTCGGCGTCAGGTACACGGTATTCTGTACGCTTCCGGGGTTATTCTTGACCACGACAATCATCAAATAGACATATAAGAAAGGGCCACCTCTCGGCAGCCCCTTCCCAAACACACGAACAAATAACGGTCCTCAGCCCGTTGTGATGGTAATATTTGCGTCGGTAGTGATTCCGTCGAAGGGATACTTCGCGGTGCCGACTCCAGCAGTACCGTTTACAAGATAATAAGGAGCAGCCTCACGACCGGCGAAGGTCAAGGTCTGTCCGCTCATCTCATTGCGGGCGGCGCCACTGGTAAGCGTTCCTCCATTCAAGTCCATGCCGTGGCTGGCACCAAAGAGAAAGAGGTTATCGTTGTTGTCCAAGACGAAGATTTGCATGCGGTTCCGGCTGATGAGACGGATTTGCTCTGGATCTGCTTCTTGGTGCTTCTGAAGTACCACGTTCAGCGTCTGCTCAAAAAGAGAGGCGCCGGTAGCGGGATCAGATTGGACGTTAATGGTAAAGCTCGACAGGTCCGGACGAAGGTCGTACTGAAGTACAGTCATCGAAGGGAGGTCAGTAATCGTAAACGTCTTCCCTCCGGTAGCGTCTACGGTTGCCGTTCCTGCTGTGCCGTTACCCGTCCCCGCGGCGGTCACAAGTCCGTCCGAGAAGTTGTTGACGAAGAAGACCTTCGTCAAACCTCCAAGGGCGTCCTTGCAATCCAGCGCGCGGCCGAGGGTAATAGTACAAGCCATGTATCAGGTGAATGCGAATCCAACCACACCGTCAGCGGCGACGGCGACATTGCAACCTACGGCGAAGTTCATCGTGACCTTCACGTTGTCGCTTCCGTCGTACTGGTATGCGGGGATGAGGTTTGCGGCCTCGTTTCCGGTGTATGCATTGGTTCCGACCACGATGTTATCGGGGTAGGTGAAGACAATGGCGTCGGCACTGTTAGGGATGCCGCTCGTGGGGTACACTGGGTAACCCAAGTACGTCACCTCCTTGAGGTCCTTGTTGTAGTTGCCTTCCGTTCCCTTGTCGGCGACAGCTTGCTGGAAGAAAGCGTAAGCTTCGTAAGAGATGTAGAATCCGACTCCGGGCTTTCCGAGGATGCCAGGGGTAGCGGATGCAGCGGCGAAGACTGCGTCAAGGTTGGCGAGGATGTTGGCCTTGCTGAAGGTTGCATCACATACGGCCTCAGCGAAATCTGCCATAGCAGAAGCGTCGATTCCGGCCTCGTCAATGACTCCGTCGTTAGACAGCAGACCCAGACCCCAAACGGAACCAGAATCGGCGGCCCACATCAGGGACTCGAGAGACTTGCCTGCCTGCTCTGCGGTAGTGGCGAGGAGGAACTCGGTGAAGTTTGGTGGGATTTGACCGTCCCGAACCATGCGACCCTGTGCGGCCATAAAGGTTGGGAAGACCGTAGCACGGCAGATGGCTTCGTTGACCATCAAGTCATTGAGCGTTACCACCTGCTCGGAGAGCGTCATGGATGCACCGTCGTTGAATGTACAACCGGCAGCCTGCAAGAGGCCTCCGTCGTAGTCGAGGGCGTTAATAACGGCCTTGTGGACTACGCCTTCGATGAGGCGGGCACGGCCCTTGTTGATGGTTTCGGCACCGAGGATGGCAGCCGTTACATACGGCAGAGCCAACTCACCGGCGTAGGTGTTTGGGTTGACCGTAATGTCGAAGTCGTACTTCTTAGATTTTGCGGGGATCATTTGAATGAATTGATGATGTTGAATGCGTTGTCAAAAGACGAAGACCGGGGGTTGTCGGCCTTCGGGATTGGGTTGTGCTTAGGCAGCACTCGGTCGGGGCTTGCGGCGGGTGCAGACTCCAACTGCTCCAAGCGCTTGTTGATGGCTTCGAGTGCCACGGCCATCTCGTGGGTGAGGTCGGTGACGGCGGCCATCTCGACCTGCTGCATCTCCTCCTTCTTTTCTTCTTCTTCCATCTCCTCCTCTTTCTCCTCTTCCATCTTTGCAGGCTTCATGGCCTCCTTGATGACGTCCATAATTTGATCGGCGACATCCTCAGAGATTTGGAACTCTTCGATGAGGGCGGCTTTAACTGCTCCCATTTCGTCCTTGTCCTCCTCTTGCATCTCCTCGTCCTTCTTCTCCTCTTCTTCCATTTCCACCACTTGAGACTCGGCGTCTACGGTTACCTCTCCACCGTCGGAGAGTTCGTATGTTCCGGCCTCCAGCGGGGCGGCCTCTCCGTCGTCGCTCAAAACTCGGACAGGGGCACCGGCAGAGAACTGTTCGGCTTCGGTAGCAATTACCCGACCATCATTAAGGCGGGCTTCGGCGTAGAGGTCCTGGCGCTCCTGTACTACGGAACGGACGGCCTCTTTTAGTTTTTCAATCACGGACATGGGTCGGGGTTTCAATGCGGGATATATTGGATTTTCATTCATTTGCAAGGAGCGGGTCCAGCTCCTCGTGGGTCTTGCAGGGCATATACATAACCCTGTCATTAATTTGGTGCTTGTGGTGTCCCTCGCATCCGAGGGCCTCGGCCATTAGGTTAGCTTCAAGCGGGGTCTCAAAGAGGGGCTTTCCATCGAGAAACGCCACCGGCTCCAATACCTCACGAATAGCTTCGGCTATGGCCTCCACTGTGACGTCTTCCATCTTGATGAGCTTGTCAATGAAATACCCCTCGATAGAGAACCCCCTGTATTTTTTGTCCTTTACATCCATCCAGACCTCGGAGTTGTGGACCTTGACCGATACCATCCAAGTACCAACCGGGACATTGAATCCGTACAGGCTGGCCTTGTCGTTGTCTTTGTCGGCCACTATCCAAGACTCGAAGATGGACAGCCCATCGACCTTGGATTTGTGTTCGATGGTATACTCGTCGTTCCTCTTCTGGCGCATGAATAGCTCCGCGGCTTGCTCGACCGTCTCCTTCGAGAAGTACACCTCAAACTCTTCCTCGTTCTGCTCGTCATAGCGCGGAATCATCTTATCCGGAATCAGCGCCGGGCCAATTAAGAGCTGCCTTTCCTCGTCGATTTTGGCGAGCGTCAACTTCTGCTCTTTGTTGAAGTACACGAAATTCTCCTCGATGGCGGGGAACTTCACGAGGCTGATGGCCTCCACTCCAAAGTCCTCTTGTTCCTCGTCAATCAATAGCTCAACTGTCCTCATAGCGTTGTCTGAATTTGCAGCTCTCTGTCGAGGGCCTGCTGGTTGCTGATTTCGTTCGATACTACATATGCCCGAACGGGTTCCGGTGTTGGCGTTGCTGTATTGGGTACGAGGGATCCGACGTCTACACCGACGGAGCCACCGCCCCCGCCAGACACATTGCCGCCCCCGACGCCACCTGTCCCGCCGCCTCCGGTAAACTGCTGTGACTTAATAGCGGCAACACGAGCCAAACCACTGGCAACCGCAGCGCCTGCGGCTAAAGCGCCACGGATAGGGCTGTCAACTGTAGACAAAGGCTTGAATTGAGACTCAAACGCTTTTTGAGCAGATAGATAGGTGGACACTAAAGTTTCCGCAATGCTGATGGCCTTGGTCCTTTCAAAGCTCTTTTTCGATTGCTGCTCTCCTTGCTTGCTAAAAGCCTGATTAAGGTTGGAGATAATAGAGAAGGCGTTTGAAGTCATCTCCTCCTTTAAGCTCATCTCAGCTTGCAACGACGCGCGCTCGCGATCAAGCTCCTCATCTCGGACTTTTTGATTGGCCTCGGCTTCTTTCTGTCGGGCTTCTTCTGCCTTTGCTGCGTCTTCCATCCGAAAGCGCTCACGCATAGCCAACAGCTCAGTCTGCCGCTGTTCTTCGATTTCCTTTTGCAGTTCTGCGTTCTCTACTGCCTTGTCGAGTTGCGCGTTGTAGAAGTCTTCGAGCGCCAGTATTTCCTTCGTCCGCGCGTCTAGGCTGGCGCGGCTACGCTTGTCCAATTCGTCGACAACGCTTTGCTCGGCTTTGATGGTTGCGGCGGCTGCATCTTCGGCGGCCTTGGCTTCGGCTTCCCGTGATTTGGTGCGCTCTGCCTCCTGCGCCTTTCGCTCTGCCGTGGCTTCGCGCTCCACGCTTTGGACCTCCTCTTGGAGGCGGCGTTGCGTCATGAAGGACTGAGTGCGGATGTTAATAAGGTTGGCCTCAAGGTCGGCCAAACGTTGCAGGTCCTCATCGGAGGTGTCGCTCATTGCGGCGCGCTCTTGGGCAATACGCAGCTCCTCAGCCGCTGCATCCTCCCGTTGTTTTACGAGGTCCAGCTCTATGGCCATAGCCCGCTTTGCCGCGTCAATACGCTCCTCGGTGTCTCGACTTCTGTCCCGTGCCACAAGACGGAGACGCGCTATTTCCTGCCTCCCTTTAGCGTCGGCTACGGTCAACTCCCGGCGCGTATCGAGAAGGGCTTGTTCGGCCTTCTGGAGTTCCATCGTAGCGCGGACCGCTTCCGACATGGACCCCGGCAACTTGTCTACTTCGGCGCGGTATTCTTTGGCGGCTTCCCTCGGTCCTTTGCTGAACAGGTTTACAATGAAACCTCCAGCCGCTTGGAAGTGCGCGGTGGTGCGCTCCACCACAGCGCCGAGGCCGGCCATAATCACCTGAAGCTGCCGAGCTCCGCGGCGGGTGCTCGTGAAGGCTCCGACCAATGCCGTGACCCCAACCACCAGCGCCCCAATCCCGGTGGCAATGATGGCAGCACGGGTGAGCTTGAGACCGGTCACAAAAGCCTTGGTCCCCTGGGCCGCACGTTTGAACCCGGAAATGGCCCCACCGGTGAGCTTGTCGAGTTGTCCCTCTAATGCCCCGGTGGATTTGCCGACGTTGCTAACGCTGTCGGTCAGGCCGTCGACCTCAGCCTTGGCCGTGTCGACCCCTTTAACCTTTACGTTTATTTCGTAGTCCTGCGCCATTGCTTACTCCGAGCAGGACTTTGCGCCACCACGGGCGACCCCACTCATAATATCCATATAACAAAAGGCAATCCGGACACCCGCGGAGTTCGTATTCTGCCGCGATAGTCAGCACCCGCGGCACCGCCTGCCCTATGTCGTCGAGGTATTGCTTCATGTTCCTGCCTGCGTGTATATCCTCACCATCTCCACGTGCGCTATCCATTGAATCGTGGTCGAAGCGTCGCCGTTCGCGCTGATAGTGAGAACCCCATTTGCTATGGCCGCAGTCAGTCGGCGAGTGCCAGGAGAACCGGAAGACTCAGAAGTGCCCGACGTGGCCGAAATGGTGACCGTCCCGGCGTGACCATTGGCAAGGAAGCGGAAGGTCTCCATCTTGCTCTCAAAGCGGTCCGTGGCTTGGGCATTGGCACAGCTCAAGTGAATGACTCCAGAGGCCAGTGTATTGGAGTCTACTTGAATGCTTCGCCCATCGGGACTGGATAGAGCCGTAGCTGAGGCGTCCGTGGTTTGTACCATCAGGACAAACGTATCCACCAAGGCCTGCCCCCCGGAGGTGCGATCTATAGTGCGGGTACGTACTCCGGTAGGCGAAACAGGTCGCGGCAAACTCCCATCGAAGTTGGGGATGGGGTTGACGAAGTCGGCGGGCGGAGGTGGTGCGGGTGGGGTCGGGCCATCGACATCCCATCGGCAGGTGTTGGTCGTGGCATCGTAGTAATACCCAAACGCCTCACAGCATATTCGACCGGGGTCGGCCACCACAGCCCCGGCTGCGTTGACGAAGCTCACCACGCCGTTGATGTTGGATACTGATGGGATGTTCTGACAGGCCCCTACCGTACTCCTGCCCAAGTCGCGGAGGAACTTGCACAGTGTACTTTCTCCCGTGCCTATCTCATAGCCCGATACCTCAGTCAATTTGTAGGCCGCCCCAAGGATATGGAAGCGGTCATTGAATCGGAGGTTCCGGATGTCGGAAGGGGTGAGGTAAAAATGCGCTTCAAATACCCGCGCGTCAGCGTCGTAGATGTCTGCGAGGTATGCGCTCCAGTACGTCCTATGCAAGCCAACAGGAGGCACCGCACCGAGGAGCGGGTGCTGGTTCATGAAGGTCGTATCTGAACTGTTCCATTGCAGGGTCTGCGTGTCCGAGTCGGCCGGCGTCTCTGAGAACGGGCTACAGAATTGGTACGTTGTGAGCGCCGTGTCATTGATGTACACCGACTGCGACAGAGTTTGGTTGCCCAGCGCGAAGAACAGCTTCGGCGGTCCGGCTTGCGGCTTTACCGCTGCGGCGTCGGTAGCGTATGACCTATGGATGAGTAGGTTGGGGAGTGCTGTGGCGGGATCGCCCGCAAGGGTCGGCACCGAGTACACGAAATACGGAGCGAAGACGGGCGCATTGGATAGGGTACCCGTAGCAAAGTCGTCGTCTATGTCTTGGTCGAAAGTGCCGTAGACGCGGCCTAGGGAGTCCGTCCGGTTCGCGTTGCCTACATCGGATGCGTCTAAATCGGAGAACTTGATTCGGGCCGACTTGATGGAGGAGGTAGGCGAGAGGGTGCGCTCCTTGTCTAGGTCCAACTTATCCGTCCAGTAGGTATCGACCCCCGTACCAATCCAATCGGCGTAAGGCTCGATGAGGAGTTTCTTGGGGTCGTCGGGGCTGGCTTCGATTACGAGGTTGAACCTTTGGCAGAGGTCGGCGAAGAGTTCCTTCTGTTTGATGCGCGGGAGGTTGGCAGGTACGCTTACCGCCTGCTCCGGTGCGGCAGTACATCGGAAGAAGGTCGGCCCGGTGGTGCCCCCGTCGATGCCATCTACCTCAATAGTCAGAGACCCCAAACCTTCGACACCTAATTGAACGAAGACGTCCGTGTTTGCCGGCAGCACTACCGGCAGGGGATTTGTAGCCGTGACGATGACGGGGTTGGTGTCCATCAACTCGAAGTCGAAGACCTGTGCAGCAATTACGCCCTGGGCGCTGACAATTCGCAGGGCTGCCGTTATGCTGAATGAAGTGGCCCCGCTGAGGGTGAGCTTGGCCTGAGCCGTGAAGGTGTACGCGCCAACGCTGGGCGTGGTGTACTTGCTCGTCGTAGTGTTGAAGTTGTTGTTCTCATCGAACCCATCCAGCGCGGAGTCGGTGTTGATGGTGATGAGTGTGAGGCCGTCAGAGTTGACCGTTTGCGCCGTGTTCAGGTAGGCGAGGCATCGATGCGACGGATTGAATATGGTTCGCTCTTGCTCCGTGGCGAGGGTCATATACATACTCTCGTAGAACGCAGAACTGAAGAAGGTAGACGAGTAATAGAACCCGGCTTGCTCGATTATGCGGTCGGTTACCGCCTTGAGTCTGATGGCCGGCTTGAGCATCTCCGGCGTGACCGTGGCCGCGCTTGATATTCCACTATCGAGAAGCCCGTACCCGTCGTCGGCGGTGATGGGTTGTTGTGTCACGCTCAGGCCGTGGTCGGCTAGGGGGACGATGACCGTGCCATTATCTGTGGCGTCTGTGTCTTGGCAGATGTTATTGGTCAGCGTCTGGGAGGTGACGATATTGGCCGCCGTTTGCGTGTAGTCAAAAATCGTGACGTAGTCGGTATCTCCGTCCCGGAATGCAGCCTCTAATAGCTTACTCCCCATCTCCGCAAAGAGGTCGCCCACGTCGCTCAAGACGTTGACTTCGTACACCTCCGCCATAAGTCGCACGGCCCGCAGTTGCATCGAGCCACGCATCACCGGCACCCCGTCCTCGGACAGCTCCACCTCCGTCTTCTGCGTAGGGTCAAAGTCCCCATCGGAAAGGGTGACCTCGTAGAAGTGCGCGAAGAATTGGTTATTCGTATTGGTGAACGGGAGGCGGAAGGTCTGCGAGTACGGCGCGTGGCGTTGCATCGTCTCCCCCGGTTTAGCCACGGCCAAATTCAGAGAGATAGACGGAGACCCCTCCAGTTCGAGCGTGGTCTGGGTGTTGGTGGTCTGGTCGAGGGCTACAAGGCGAATCACTTGGTGCGGGGTCGGTTGCTGTACTGCAAGGTAAAGGAGTAGCTGACGAGCTTGTCATTCACCGAAGTCTTGAAGAGGTACTCCGAGTCGGTCACGACGACCGGGATAAGGTTGTCCCCGTCTACGATAAACACAGCGCGAGAAAGCGCAATGTCCCGCAAGTGGTCGGCAAAGCCTGCATCTATGTAGTCCGTCGAGACTCGAACTTCCTTCTCTGCCTTTACTGCGGTGGTGGTGACTCCCCGCTCCCATCCGTTGTACGTCCAATCGACCGAGGTGGTGACGCTGTCCCAGTTCCCGCGCGGGCGGTTGTATTGGCTGCGCTCAATCTTGGTTAGCTTCTCCTCGCTCCTTTGGTCGAAGTTGAAGAAGTCCCATCCGCTGTGGCGGTTCTGGAACATAAGTTGTACGCGGGGGTACTTGCTGCATCCGTCGTCGATGGTCCAGCGGTGGACGATAGAGTCCTGGAAGGAGCTCGCTACTGCGGTCGTATTGGATGCGTAGATTTCATAATAGGCGAGACTCGCGCTCGTCATGATTGTAGTCAGGTCGGAGTTCGATGCTGCCGCCGCGTGTTCGGTCAAGTTGAGCGGACCGATACCCATGTAATACACCCGCTGGTGGTCTTGGCTTATGTTTAAGGTTCCGCCTACGGATATGGTTTCAATATTAGCGCTGCCTATTATAGTCCCGTCCGCCTCAAACCCTCGCACGTGGATGTATGTGCCCGATCCGCCGTCATTGCTCCACGTAACGACTGCCGCTTGATTCGATCCTATTCTGTGATGCCTCACCTTGCCGAAGGCGCTACCCCAACCAGATACCACGCCGAGGTCTGGGGCGCTACTCATAAAATTTGAAGTAGCCTGCGCCAATTGAAACTCCTTGCCCCTGTCTCCGTAGTTCTCGCCGTCGTTGATGAACTCATTTCTAAAACATTTGACGCTGGTATTTACAACGTTCAGGGTTTCAGTAGGGGCGGCCGTTGCGCTCGTTGCGGATTCAAATCCAAGGCGTAAGTAGATGCGTTTTACTGGGCTATGCTCCGTAGCCAATCCAATAAGAAACGCCGGAAAGTGGCCGGTTCTTCCTACGGTGACCACGGAGGCGTCTGTGTCGCTGCTATTCCACCGAGTCGGCGCAAGGTAGTCGTCGACCACTCTGCTAATGTCGAAGACGGCCACCTGATTCGTGGAACTCAACATGTGCGTCTTGAGCTTGGCCAAAACATTGTCCGCCTCGTCGAGGACCTGCAAGATGAAGCGGTACTTGTACCACGTCTGCACGGTACTTTCCGACACCTGAATAATAATCGGGTCGGCTGTGCTTTGGAAGTTGAACGTGGAAGGGGTGAATTCAAACTGTACCGCCATCGAGTAGGGTCTTTATTGCGTTTCCGATATCCTCGCCCACGGCCTTCTCCAGTTTGGCGTTGTGCTTCTTTAGAGTTCGGTCGTAGGCGTTCGTGAAGAAATAGGAGGGCTTGATGCCGGTTTGATATATGGAGCGGCTGATGGCATACACCATGCCCTTCCGCGATGCAAACCTACCGCCAGCGCCACGGGGCGCGATGCCTTTCTTCACCACCCATTTATCGATAGCGGGACGCAGCCCACCCGACGGACCCGATCCCGACCCAAACCGGAACGGGGAGCGCGGGGCCTTGGCGCTACTCATAGCACCCCGTACACCCTCGTCGACAAACTTCGCGTAGTCTGCACCGGGAAAGCTAAAGCGTAGGTTCAGGCTCTTCTCGTCTCTGGATACTCCCTGCTCGTAGCGGATGGAGTTGTAGAGGTTGCCGGTCACCACCTTGCCTCTTGCCTTGAGGGATATGCGGGCGCGGCGGCGTACCTCCTTGCCAATCTTGCCCATCTCCTTCATGGAGTTGGTCATGGGGACGCGGGTACCGTCTATGGTTATGTGGGTCTTCACGTCTTAAAATAGAAAGCCCCGCCGAAGCAGGGCCGTCTGTTTGTATGTGGGGCTATCACGCGAAAGCGGCCCCGCAGAGGTCGAGGTCGTTGGAGGTCACAAGGCGAATCGTACCAACCCACCCCGTGAGCAGGTTGTCGAACCTTGCCGTGAAGGGTTCACAATCCACCGGTAGCTCGATCGTGACGTCTCGGTCCACGTCGCTCTGTGCGCTCAATACCTGCGCGTATTGGCTGACGATATCAATGAGGGTGCGGAGAGTGTCCGAATACTGTTCCTGTGCGTCCGTCTGTCCGGGGAGTATCATATCCATGACCAGCACGTCCAAGCTATACACCAACGTCCCGCGCTCGATTGTGGCGCTGGAGACATCGGCGTGGCAGATGGGGTACTTGTTGCCTGCAAGCTTCTTGATATCTACCTCGGAGAGTTCCCCCTGCTTGAAGGAGTTGATGAAGCGGTGATCGAGTGCAATGCCTTCCAGCTCGTCGAGGATTTGGTTAACTGTTCTCATGTGTTCACTTGTTGCTTTTGGATGAGTGCCCGGTCTTGTTCGTATGCAAGCCACGCGAGTGCCGTCTCGAGGTGCGTCCTTTCAATCTGCGGTAATTTAGTAATGTCCTCCCCTGCGAGATGGACAAACGTGGCGAACCATCCGTATTTCTCGGATAGCTTGGATCCTTCACCGCCTTGGAAAAGCTGTCCAAAGCGTCGGCTAATTCCGTCCCGGTACGCAAAAAAAAAGCGGCTGCCCCGAGTGCGTGCGCCATCTTCATCTCCTTGAAGTATTCGGAGCGGTCCTCGCCGTCGTAGTCTTCGATACGGTAGAAGTCGCCGTGTTCTTCTACGATGGGGCGGTATAGTATCCCCATGACCTGGGGCAGGTGGGTATCGAGGGAATCCTTGCAGAGGGTTTCTATGTCTGCGAATTCGGCAAGGGTAATCCGGGAGAGGTTCGGATGGAATCCGTAGCGGGTGTCTAGTTCGATGGTGCGCTCGAGCGGGTAGTCCTCGTCGTACTTGTCGATGATGCCACCCAGTACGCCCCCGATGTGCTGGATATCCTTCTTCTCCATTGCCATCACCTCATCCTTGGTGACGTGGCACAGAATGGAAATGGTCTCCACTACTTGGCGCAGCTCGTCCCCTTCGGGTATGGCTTGTACGCGGCGGTATTGGTCGATAGTGATATCGTACAAGTCCTCCGGTATTGTGATGGTCTTCTTCACGTATTCAAATAGACGAAACTCTAGGACATAAAAAAAGGCCCCGGAGGGCCTGTTAATTATGCGAGGAGTCCGACGAAGACGATCAGTGCCAAAGCGAAGGCGAAGGTCTCGAGGATGGGTCTTATGTCTTTCATGGCTTAGATATTACACGCGATATGCTGAACGGATTCTGTGGGGTCAATAGCGAATGTGCTGCCATTCTCGTCGGTCACCCACAAGTCCACTCCATCAATCCCGTCGAACGTGTATTGCTTGCCGCTAGTCAGGCAGATAAAAACGTCTCCGGTGTAGAGCTGTTGAGCGGTGGTGTTTTGTTCGTAGTACATACCTCAAAGATAGGGGAATAAATCAATACGCCAAACAAATAAGCAAATATTTTTCTCTCTTATGCGAGGAAGTAGGACCCGGACCGGGACGTGGTGAGCAGGTTGAGACACACATACCGCACCGCGTCGATCCCGTGATTGTCCTTGTCGACGGGTCTGTTTAGGTTCCTACCGTTCTTGTCCTGCTCCCATCGGTACGCCCTGAGTTCCTTTTGTAGGTGTGTGCTGTCGGCGGTGACCAGCAGCTTATGGCGGCGCATGATGTCGATACCCTGCCGCACGGAATCCGGCCCCTTCCTTGCTGGCTTGACGTTGTGGCCCAATCGGAAAAGCTCTTCTATGCTCTTCGGCTCGGCGCTATCCGCTATGATGGTTTTACAGTCCAGCTTCTCCAACTCCTCGGAGATGTCCGGGTTGGTGAGTCCGGTCGAATACAACCTTTCGTGAAGGATAAGGGTGTGCCCGTCTTGGTATACGTCGATGACGGCGGTGGGGTCGTTGGTGAATCCGAAGTCCAGGCCGGTCCCTATGCGCTTCCCGGCTATCTCTCCAACCTCCCACGTAAAGACGGCCGCCTGATTTACCCCCCTCTGTCCGAGTCCGTATATGCGCCAGTAGTTCGGGTCGGCATCTTTGAGGCGTTCAATCTCTGCGACGGTGGCCGCGTCTAGGTATGGGTTGTCCTTGTACGTGGTCCGGAAGAAGGACGCATCCGATCGGGGGATGACCTCCTCGTAAATCCAATGGTATTCATCCGAGGGGTTGAAGTCGATAATGACCTTTCCCGTCGTCCTTAGCAGCAGCTGCCTCCAATCCTCCAGGGACAGCTCGTTGGCTTCGTTGACGAACAGAATCTCCCTCTTGCGTCCCCTTACCTTCTGCGGCTGGTCTACGCTGATGAACTCGACAAGGTTACCGAACAGGACATAGTTGGCTTCCGATTTGTTGTGTAGGTCTGGGGTATATACGTCCTCCCGTTCGAGGATGGAAAAGAAGTCACGCATGGCCGTAGCCCTCAGCGCGGGGAATGTCTTCCGGGCTATGGTGATGACCGCCCCGGAGTTCTCGTTCTGATAGCACAGCTCGACGAGGCTCTGGAGTATAGAGTACGTCTTGCCCGATCGGGTTCCGCCTTGGTGAACCTGCACACGGGAGGCGCACCCTTTGACGTGGTAGTAGGTGGCGGGCTGCCTCAACTCACGTCGGCGTTCTCATCGGTGAACCAGGAGAGCGGCTTCTTCTCTGCCACGGCTATCTCTTGGCGCTCCACATACCCCCGGCCCTTGCCCTTGGTCTTGAGGAAGAAGATGGTTGCAGCGGGGTTGCCGTCACGGATGAGTTTGTGGAGATGGGATTCGGCGAAATCGATGGCAACCTCGGACAAATCCTTGACGGCGGTCTTATAGTCCGGGTCCGTCTTCATCCATTCGTAATGGGTGGAGCGATGAACGCCCACCATCTTGCAAGCTTGGGTAATGACGCCCAGCGACTTCTCCAACGCCTCCAACAGGGCCTTTTTTTTGTCCGTCGTATTTGTCGGATTCATACCTCTTTGATGTCCACTTTTTGGGCAATCCAAGCACGGGTAAGGTGACCGGTGTCCGAGTCTCGGTAAAATTGAATCATAGCTTCTACGTAAACCCTTCCTTGTGCGTCAGCGCATTTGTGGTCTAGGTGTGGCATAGCGCTCACAATCTGATTAAAGGCTTCTTCGTGTGTCATCAGGTACGGTGTCCAAACAGTGAAGAGTCCAAACCAGCGTCTCCTTTGCCCTCAAATACGGGGGTCACTTTAAACTCATACTCTGCGTCCCGGTATCGCTTCAGGATATCCGATCGGCCGCAAATCTGCCTTTTTAGTTGTACCTGTGCCTGTTTGCGTGAGGACACGAACCACACCTCTTTCTCCTTGTATTCCGGGCAGGTAAATACTGCCTTGTAGAACTCAGCCATTCGAGAAGAAATATAGCATAAAATAAAGCAAGGCAATGGCTCCTATGTATGCGCCGATTATTGCGTACTGTTCGCGGTTCACAGCTCTAGCTTCTTTTTGTAGTGGGTGATTATGCGCTCCGTCTCGTGGCGGTAGAACTCCTTGAAGCTGCCTTCCTTGTCTTGTACCCAAATCTTGTATAGGACGTTCCGCAGTCTTTGGCTCTGGCTCTTGGGTTCATCATACAGGTCTAGCTCAATTGCGTCCAGCTCGTCCACCTCGTCCCGGTTCATCTTCTCCTCCCCTCGAAAGTAGAGGACTCCGAAGGTATCCACCAACCTATCGATGTCGGCTATCTCTCCGCTCGTCTTCTCTTGGGTGATGAAGCGCACGGAAACGGTTTTGTCCTTTCGGCGTTGGTACCCGTCAAGCTGTGCGGCGGTCAGTATTTTCACTTGATGCTCTTTGGATGGCCCTTGGGCAGAAGGTCGTTGTCCCCAACGTACTTGGCGTTCTGCGGTCTGCCGTTCTTTACAAGATACAAAAAAGCATTGACTCTGGCCTGTGCCCACTGTTCCGCGCTCTTCACATTCGGCGAGTGCGAAGTCTGGAAAGCGCCCACCCCGCGCTGATACACGACCCGCAACTTCGGAAGGGTGACGCCGTACCCGAGCTTTCCCTTGTATCGTTCGTTGAATTCGTCGCTCTTCCTCTTTAGGGTCTTCTCTACTGAGGCGGGGACTTTGACCTTTCCCTCTGAGGCTGCGGCGCCGGGCTTGTTCTTGTCCGATCCTCTCTTCGGGTTGGGGTTGGGCGTGCCGCTCTTGGGTGCCTTCTTGGATGGCTTGACCCCACCCTTCGGACCTACATCGGCCAGGTCCACACCTTCCTCCCGGAGTACGTTCCGCGCCCATGCGAGGCCAGCCTTGCCACCCCATAGAAGATAGGAAATAGTTCCGCAGGCTTTTGAGTCGTTGGGGTCGTAGTCCTCCGCCGCACGCGAGAGGTAGGAATACATCCTCTTGACCGTATCGAAAGAAAGGCCCTCACCCTTGGCGAGTTGTTGCGCCCGGACTTTGCCGACCTGGGTGGCGCATTTATTGCCCACCTTCTCATTGAGTTCGATACCCCTTCGGGCGTTGTTCCTCACCCCCTGCGGGGCGCTGTATGTCTTAAATCCGTGCTTCATCAAATTGAAATAGAGTGGGAAGGCGGCGGTTCAATTCTATCTTCCATAGGTTGATGTCGTTGGACGCCTTAAATCCTACATGGTTGATGCGCCCCTTCTGCCATGTGTCGTAATGCGTAAAGCCCAAAGACCTCCAAAAGTGATTGGACTCTAAATCTGTCCGGCAACGCAAGGTGAATCCGAGGCGTCCAAACTCCTCGCAGAAATCTCGACACACAGAAACCAGAGCCTGTCCATATTGTAGCCGTCGGGCGTCATTGCGAACGGCTATCTGTTGAATCTTGGCATACCTATACGTCCCCCTCGCGGGCGTTATTAGCACATATCCTACCGCGTCGGCGTTGACCTCACAGATGAGGACGACAAAATTTCTTTTGCCTCCCCAGACGTAATCCTTCCAGATGGTGTCCTGTATAAATCCGACTGCATGAGCGTTCTCTTTTTGCAGTTTGTCCACGAGAAGCTGGTCTTGTATCGTGCTGGTCCGAACCACTAAGTCCCGCACCGGGTCACGATACAGGACTTTAATGATTCCGGTCGAGCAATCGAAGCGGCCAAGGTTCACGTCCGAGCCACTTCTGAGGAAATGTATGGGCGAGTCAAAATCACCTTGTCGCCAAGGACGTGCTTGCAGGCCTGAAGCATCTGGACTGCGGCATGAAGCTCCTTCCACTGCTCTTTTCTTTGTTTGCTGCCCGGCTTGAAGTTGCCCATGTTGTCCTTCATTTCCTGCACGGTATTCGCAAGGGAGATACCAATCTCTGTCAATACCTGAACCCCATGCTGGTTGAGGATGCCTTGAGCTTTCTGGATGTTTTGTGCGTTGTTCATGTGCCAAATATACGGTCGTCTTTTGCAATTATGCAAATACTTGGCGCTTTTTTTATTCGCACCTTAGCTCATAGGCACGCTGGAGTTTCTTGACCATGTCCGCGTTCTTGCCTGAGCAATTGCAAGGCTTGGCCGCAGCGTTGAAGGTCCGGTTATAGATTTGATACATGACGGCTCCATCGGAGCGGTTGAGGCGTCCACCCTTTACGGAGATTTGCATCCGCTTCCACATCTCGGCGTCTCTCTCGCTCATCTTCACGTTGCGCCCCGGAAACATCTCATTGAGTTTCTTCTGCCTGTCCTCACATCCGCAGTCTTCTACTACGGCATGGACCAGCTTATCTATCCCCGTTGCTTTGGTGAGCTTCGCGATTTTGTCGCCCAGTCCCTTGGATTCTTTTTCTGACACGTCTGATGGTGGTGTATAGTGTGTGACGAGAGATACCCGTGGCCTCAGCAAATGAATCCAGCGTGTGCCCCTCTTCGAAATATATGGCAAAGACCTCCGCATCGAACCACGGGAGGTCGGCCAGTTGGGTCTCGATATGGGTAAGGAGTTCGTCACGGTGGGCAGCTACCCCGTCCCCATCCCACCAGTCCCGAATCTGTCGGGAGAACTTCCGCCGGCGCTCTATGTCCTTCCTCCACTTGTAATGGTATCGGGAAGTCTTGGAGTTGTAGTTGTTGACCATCACCCTCAAGGCCCAGTACTTCATCTGCCCCCTTTCGAGTAGCCCGTCGAGGGTTTCGGCTTTGGTTTGGTATAGCTGTAGGATAACCTCGTGGAGCAGGTCCGGCCCATCCTTGCCGGCTATCCTTTCGGCGGCTTGCAATAGGTCGGTGTAGTTCCGTTCGAGGTATCGGTTCAGCGTCACAATTTGCGGAGCTTGCGGTTGTAGACTTCTATCAACGTCTCGAGTTCCTCTACGGAATACTTCCGCGTCTGGTTACTCATCTGCTCAATTTTCTCAGCTGTGCCCTCCCCGAAGTCGGCGTCGAGGCGGCGGGCGAATTTGAATTGTTCACCCGATCGGAATCCGTTGCACCTCTTGCACTGCGGGGCGACGTTCACCAACCCCTCCTCCGGGTCGCAAAGCCACCGCGTCGAAAACTTTCCGCGGCTCTGAAAGTGTCCAGCGTCTACTGTCTTCCAATGTGATTGTCTCCCGCAAGTGTAGCACTCGACTATCCCTCTATGGTCTGCGCACCTTTGCCGCACGTACTGCGAAAAAACCCTATCTAGCTTTTGAATTAGCTTCTTTCGTGTTACGCGACTACTCCTAGGCATGCAAGTAAGAAGATGACTAGACCGAAGATGCGCACCTGGTCCTCTTGGAAATACTCCACCCCCAGCTGCGCAAAGGATAGGACGGCGATGGCGGCGAGTATGCCTTGAGTCATTTGGGCTTGATTTGTCCGAGGGCCAGCAGGTCCTCCTCGGTCAACAATATAGCCTTTCTTTCCTCTATCCGAGAACTCGATCGTGTGTGGGGGTCATACTCTGGGCGATGCTCCCTCTCCAATATCCTCTCCGCCCGCATCCCTTCCCACTTCCGGCAGCACTCCATAATCTCCCCCAGCTTCAGCCGCCCGTATAACTTGCCGAACTTGTCGCGCTTGATGCCCTCGAAGACGAGTTTGAACTCTTCGAGCTTAAAGGCGGGGAACTCCTCCATGAGCGCGCGCGCCGTCTCCTTCATCTCGTCGTCGTCTTGGATTGTTTTTGTCGCGTCGACGAACTTGATGAGTTTCCCCAGCTCCGCAAGAAACCACGCCCGGACCCTTTGCGGGTGAAGTCGTAGGGCCGTGCGGATGTTTGTGCCGTTCTCCCACGCATTTTGAGGGGTCAAATTTGTACTATCTCCGCGCAGGAGTATCTGAGTACTACCCGTTATCGATGAAGTCCCTGAGGCCCTCTGGAGTGAATCCCTTCGGGTTAAATCCTTTTTGTCGGTCATTGCTCTGTCTGTTTCTCTCGGTTGTAAGCCACTGCCGGGCCTTGGGTCTCCACTTGGCGATGGGGGTTCCGTTGACCATCCACCCGTTGGCCTCGTAGTAATTGAAGAACGCCGGCCCCAATGTATGGGCTAAATCAAAACCTCCAATCTCCTGGAGGTACTCGATGACCTCCTCCTCGTTTGGTCTCTCCCACTCGCGCGCGTTTGTTTTCTCTTCTGTTTTATTGTTTCTATACGTACAGATGTCCCTTTTGTCAATCTCCTGATGTCCCTTTTGTACAATTGGATTTTCCTTTTTGGGCACTCCATTTTCACCTTTTAGGCAATAGGTGTAGACGGCATCGAATCCATTCCGCTCTCTGGTCAGTGCTTCGGCCTCGACCAGCTTCTTCAAGGCCGCGCGGATTTGCTTCTCGGAAAGGAAAGGGAGGTATGACTGCATCTGCCATACGGGTTGGGTGACACATGGCCTTCCGGTCTCGTGGCCGTTGCGCTCTATCCAATATTGAATGTGTGCAAATACGGCAGCGGCAGGAAGTCCCCACCGCTGCGCGTGTTCGCTATCGAACCAGAATCTCATCAGGGGAACATACCCTCCGGGTCCAACTTTCGCAAGGAAGCCCGGCACTGTTCCAGCTCTCGCTTAAGGTGCCGCTTCTCTTTTTTGGTTACGCCCTCGGCACAGTACGCCGTGAGCAGGTTCCGCCGGTGTTCGCGAATGAACATGATCCGGGTCACTTTCTCGTCATAGCTCATTCCTCCATCCATTCGTTGAACGCTTTCTCATACGCCTTGGCCAACTCAATCACGCCCTTGACAAGGACGCTCTGCGGAAGCTCGAACTGCTTGTGAGCGTATTGATTGGCCCACGCCATCCCCGCCACCTTGAAGCACATCCCGCGGATGATTTGCTTGTCCTTGTTTGGGGCGGGTGGACGGTTCTGATACCCTCCCTCTGGTGGTGGGTTCTTAGAGATTTTCAGCTTTGTATTTCCTTTGGGACTCATGCCGGTCTTGGTGTAGTACACCATATCCCCAACCGCGTAGGGCGGTGTTTCGCTCTTGGAGTTTGCTTCGCCCACAGTTCCGTCGGCAAACGAAACGACAAAGCTGTACATAGTAGACCCGTCGTACTTGTTCTTCCAGTCACCGTTACCCTGTATGCTTTCAACTTGCGCCTGCACCATAGCTCTTGGGGTTGTTGAGGTCAATGTTGAGGCGCTCACACACGGCACCAAATTCTCCCGCCGTAAAAAGGCCGGGGTCTTGGAGCTTGCGGTTCATTGTGGCCGCGTGGACGCCAAGGTGGTCGGCCAGGTCCTTCTGAGTGACCTTTTGAACGGCCATCTGTGCAACGATTGCACGGTTCACGTCTGCGAACCACTGTCTAAATTTTGTCATGGTTTGATGTTTTGACGGTGTGAAGATACAATTACATTTTGCAGCAATGCAAATTGTGTGTAGATTTGTAGCAAACAAACACACGAATGGACTTCACACAAATCGAAAAAGCGAACCACGACATCGGACGGTCAGAGGCTATCCGCGACGCCATGCGCCTCGTAAGCGCCCACATCGACAACCTAGAGAACAAGATTATGGAGCGTTGGGACGAACTGGAGAAGATGCGCAATCAGGGCCAAAGCATCTACGCCGAAGACGATAAGGTGATGCACAGCCTCAACGCACAGCGCCGCAGCCTCTACTCCATCCACAAGGAACTCGTCTCGCTATGATGTACAACGGCGAAACGTACTCCGGGTGGCAGGCCATCAAGTACCATTGGAAGAAGGGCACCCACCCCCGCGATATCTCCCTCATAGAGGGCACCGGATACGCTGGGTTTACCATGCAGTATCACGTCGGGGATGGGTTTGTCATGTACCCCGATAGCCCATGGCAATCTCCCGGCCATATCTGCTCCCTCGAAGAGGAAAAGGAATGCACCCTCCACACCGGGCGCAATGGCTCTAACTCTAGCTCTTACATCTGATGGACTTCTACGATATGATTCGCTCCCAATACGGTAGCATTGAGGCCCTGTGTAAGGCTCTGGCCATTACGCGCCAACAGTTTGACAGTCAGCTCCGCAGCGGCTCGAAGGTATTCCTCGAAGCCATAGCCGACGGGTGCCGACTGTCCCGGCAGGAAGTGAAGTGGGAGTTTCAATACTGGAAGGAAACCCGATGAACCTGATGAAAGAACTTCAGAAGCTACCAGAAGACTCCCTCCAGATTGCTATTACCCGCATGACGTGGGATGAGCTGATTGGGTTGATTCGCCCTATAGCAAGGAAGGACCGCGGAGAGTATACCGAAAGGCTTTACTCGATGTGCTGCGAGGAACTACGCAACAGGAACCCCGCCGCGTGGCTTCGTCTTGAGGCGGAGTTGCAAAGGCCATGGTATAAAACACGAACCAAATGAAGTACGAACAATTCATAGAGAATAAGGTCAAGTCCTCTCAGAGCGTAGGAATTGAACCGCAAAACCTAAACCGTCACCTGTTCCCGTTTCAGCGGGAGATAGTACAAAAGGCTTGCCGCCGTGGGCGGTATGCCATCTTCGCGGACTGCGGACTAGGCAAGACCCTCATGCAGTTAGAGTGGGCGCACCAGGTCACAAAGGCCATAGGGCAAAACGTCCTTATTCTTTGCCCTCTTGCGGTTGCCGCTCAAACAGTGGCCGAGGGCGAGAAGTTTGGCATCCATGTCGTCCCGTGGGAGGAGAACCGCGCATACTCAAATAGCGTCATTATCACCAATTACGAGAGTTTTCACAAAGTGGACCTTGATGGGTTTGGTGGCGTTGTATTGGACGAGTCCTCAATCCTCAAGAACTTCATGGGCAAGATGAAGCAGATGATTCTGGACCGCTGCCGGGACATACCCTACAAGCTGGCCTGTACTGCGACTCCCAGTCCTAACGATCCCTTGGAGCTGGGCAACCATTCGGAGTTTCTCGACGTGCTCTCGCGTACCGAGATGAGCGCAACCTACTTTATCCATGACGGGGCCAGCACTCAAAAATGGAGACTCAAAGGACACGCGGAGAAGTCGTTTTATAAGTGGGTAGGAACATGGGCTTCGGTCATCCGCAAGCCGTCAGACCTTGGATATGAAGACGCAGACCATGAGCTGCCGCCGCTGCACTTTCACGAGCGGCAGATTGAGACAGACCAACGGGACCACGGGATGCTATTCAATGAGGTCGCGGTGAGTGCTACAAACTTTAACGCCGAACTGCGGTTGACCAAAGTTCCAAGGATGGAAGCCGCCGCCGAAATCGTTAAGGCATCAAACGAGCCGTTCATCGTTTGGGTCAAACAGAATGAGGAGGCGAAGTTCATCCTAGACCTCATCCCGGACGCCGTAGAGGTATCCGGTAGTCAGACCCCAGAGCAGAAAGAAAACGCCTTCCTTGAATTCAAGGCGGGCAAGTTTAGAGTGTTGGTCACTAAAACCAAGATTGCCCAGTTTGGCCTCAACTTTCAGCACTGCCCGAATCAGATATTTGCGTCTCTAGACTTCAGCTTTGAAGGGTTGTATCAGGCCATCCGGCGCTCCTATCGCTTCGGACAAAAGAAAGACGTCAACATCTACATCGTCTCCACCGATACGATGGAGAACGTCATCCAATCCATCAACCGAAAACAAGACCAATTCGATACTATGAACGAAGCCATGACCAATACCATCAACTGCGAGGAACCGGTGGAGGATGTGACCTATAACATCGAGGAGGTCGTGACCGACGACTACACAATTAGACGCGGGGACTGCGTTGAATTAATCCGCAGTGTACCGGACGAGAGCGTGGGACTTTCCGTATTCTCTCCTCCCTTTGCTGACCTTTACACATATTCCGACTACGCCGAAGACATGGGCAACAGTGCCGACTGGCAGGAGTTCCTTGTTCACTTTGACTACTTGGTGGAGCACCTATATAGGGTCACGCAAAGCGGTAGAAACGTGGCCGTTCACTGCATGGACTTGATGATTAAAAAGGGCGTCGAGGGCTTTCGGGGCATTCGCGACTTCTCCGGAATGATTCGAGAGGCTTTTGAGAAGCATGGGTTTATATATCATTCCCGCGTGACAATTTGGAAGGACCCGGTGATTCAGATGCAGCGCACCAAGGCCATTGAATTGTTACATAAGCAGGTCAAGAAAGACTCTACCATGTCGGCTGTGGGGCTACCAGACTATGTGCTTGTATTCCGCAAAGACGGAGAGCGGGATAATCCAGTCGCCAATACCGAGCTACCGGTAGACCTGTGGCAGAAGTACGCTAGTCCGGTGTGGATGGACATCAACCAAACTCGAACATTGCAATACACAACCGCCCGCGATAATCGCGACGAGAAGCACATTTGCCCTTTGCAGCTAGACACAATCGAGCGACTGGTTCACTTGTACTCTAATCCGGGGGACGTTGTTTTTACTCCCTTTATGGGCATCGGATCAGAGGTTTTTCAGTCTTTGCAGATGAACAGGAAGGGGCTAGGGTTTGAGCTAAAGCCCAGTTACTTCGACGTGGCAAAGAGGAACTGTGCCGCGGCTATTGAGGGGCGTTTGCAGACTGCGATGTTTTAAGTACATTGTCCCTGCTCATGTATTGAGGCCTAAGTCAGGTTAAGCATTTTTTTGGTTCAAGGCCCCCGAAACGTCGGGGGTCTTTTACGTTATAGCGGCATGGCCCGCGCCCGGACCTTCTTGTTCCTAAGCTCCAAGTCCAAAACATAGCACCCCAGCGGTTTCGGTGGTGCGCCCCGCATTACGTGCCACCCCTTCAGCCCGTCGGCGTATTCCTCCTTGTACGTCGGGGTACGGACATGGAGTATCTCCTTTATCTCTTGGGTGTGCTTGCCGTTGAGGTGCTCGACCATGTGCACGTTGGTCATGCTCTCGTGGACGTGGCCCTGCCAGATGCAGTCCGCGTTGGAAATCATCGCGCTCATCCGCTGGAATTGTATCGCCCCCTTTGTTACTGGACCGCCCCCACCGGAGCCGTGGTAATACTTCATCTTGAACGCCATTCCATTCCCGGACTCTTGACGAAAGGACCACACCACCCAACCCCCATATCCGCCGAGTACGATGTCGGCACCGAGCGCGTTGAGGCCCTCGACCCACCTGCCGAGGATATCTGTTTCGCAGTTCTTGAGGATGCTGGTTTCGTGGTTGCCATACCCCACGAGCTGGATGTGTTGGGAGTACGGCAGGAACCACTCGATAGCAGTACCCACCAAGGAGTCCAAGTACGTGGAGGTGTTGTGTTCCTCTCTGATGTCGGACTTCATTCGGCGCCCATCGTACCGCCCCTGCATAGCGCAGAAGATATCCCCGTTCATAAAGATATCCAGGTCGTTCTTGACGGCGTAGTCCAAGTCCCGCCGCAAGCGGTCGCGATCACATTTGGGATTGTCCCAATGCAGGTCAGACATAAGGAGACACCGGTAATGGTCCCCGGCTTCGTAGTCGATGGTATAGACCTGTACGGGCTTCATTTCTCAAACATGGACGCCGTGATGGGTATAACGGCGACACCAGCAAGGGCCACGGCCTCCCAACTGATACCATGCATGAGGATAGCCTCTGAAGCAGTTAAAGCAAGGACGCCCCCCACGGTGCGCTTTGCGCTCCACCGCCGAAGGTCTCCCTTGGTTTTGAATGCTTCAGTGATGTCCAACCCCTTCAAGAGCTGGGACCACTTCACTTCTTGATGTTGTCCGGGACCAGGGCGTTCACAATCTTGTCGAGGATAGCGAACACCTCACGAGGCTTGTCGGAGGGGATGAGGTTACCCATGACTTTCAGGAAGGCCAAAAGAGCAAGCAGAATTTCCCAGATGTGGTCAATGTACCACGCGGAGACTTCAGTGAGAATCATTCCAATCATTACTCTTTAATATAACCACATGACATTCTGCGCCTTGGATGGGTCTAGGTCTACGTGGACGAAGGTGTCCGCCACTCCAATCCGAGTGAAGCCCACCCCGCAGAGGGCAGCGATGACAAGGTACCTCCGGTTGCTTGTGGTGGCCCGTATGTCTGCCGCCCACCCCGTAAGGTGTGAGGAGGTTTCCTTGCCCCCTACCGCTCTATTGTGGCCCTCTGTGCGAAAGCCGGAATTGATTATAAAGGGAACGCCGGCAATGTCTCGGGCGTCGTCGAGGAGGTCGAGGAACTGCTGCTCCATAAACTCACCCGATCCCGGCAGGTCCGGAGAATCAAATTCGTCGTAGGTAAAATACCTCATTCGATGCCCTTCTTCGCGAGCAGTAGCTTAATCTCCTGCACCGACGCGAGTAGCTCGGTTAACATCTGCTTTACCTCTCCTTCGGTTTTTTCTAAGGCCACCACCCGGCCCTTGAGCCTCCCCAGTTCTCCCGTGAGCTTGACGTAGACCCCCACAATGGAGGCGGCTAGGGTGATGACTTCAAAGGCGGTGAGGGTGTCCATCAGCTGGGGTCTATGGGGTCGGGCAACCATCCGATCGCCTTGGCTTCTTCTTCTGTCAACTGCTCCGAGGTGGAGGGGATGAGCTGCCCAAAGGGAATCGTCCCGCCGCGGTTGGCGTTTACAAATTGCACCAGCATATCCTTCTCCTCCTGCGGCACCTCAGGGAGTAGGGCCAGCATATTGGTAAGGTCTACGTCGGTGCTGATGCGTACTTCTTCAGTTGTGTTCCCTACGATGGCCACCTGTCCCGTGTTGGGGTGGGTGATGCGGGGATAATAGTATTTCGTTACGTCCTGCGGGGATTGCAGGGAGAGGGGTCTACGCAGGCGCCACACCTCAGCGTCTAAAGCTTCAGCGCGTTCTGCGGAATCCATGCCCTCGATGGGCTTTACAGGGAGGTATACTGTGGCCATTAGTAGATGCTGAAGTACCCGTTGATGTCCGTTTCTATGGCGCTTATACTGTGGCTGCTAGTGCTAGGGTACAATATCAGCTCTTGAGTGCTAAACATTGAATATGTCCAATTAGTTCCAGCCCAATTGTAACCGATAAAATACTGAGTGATTGAACCTGTACTCATATCAGCATCAAAATGCAATAAGTGCTGACTTGAAAAGTCGTCATATAAATTCTGTCTAGTCTTGCTCGTTAAGCTGTATGCAGCCCCGTTTTTACGTATTGCAATATTGCTGTACTCATCATCTATAATGGCGGTTGAGCTTGTTTCCTCTGCTGCTAAAAACCACATATCGCCAGTCCTAATCACTGGTGACCTGTGAAACAAAACGCTTTTTGCAGTACTTAAAAAGCTAACGCTAAAGCCTTGCAGCTCTCCTGCAACCTGAGCTTCTAGCCCAATGTTCGCTCCTGATTTAACGGCTGGCTTGCCGTTTTCAGTAATTACCGCACTGCCGTTGTATATCTGCGGTTGACGTGAGCCTAAACTTTGCGTGGCGTCGTTACTGTTACCAGATTGATCGTACCACTTGGAGACAAAACCATTGTTCGCGCTACCGACAAAGGTTGCGATAGCTGAAGTGTCTAGGTCGCCAGAGCTAGTAAAGCCAATGTCTGTCTCACTATCGTCGCTATCGCGCCGGATGCGCATACACGCGCCCGTATAGGTTGGCACACCAACGGCACTACCTAAGAGCCGCACAGAGTAAGCCGCCGCTGGAGCAGAAACTGCAGCACCTGCCGCAAACACCAATCCGTTAACCTTCGCGATGTTCGCAGCGGTGACTTCGTCGATCTTCGCGATATTTGCGAGAGCGACGGCGTTGATTTTGCTTATATCAGCCAACCTCGATAAAGTCTTGAGAGGGTGAGAAAAACACTTTATTGTCGGCGAGGCAGTACCCGGCCACCCGCACGAAGTCGCCCGTGGTGCTGGGTTGGGTGGCGCTCAATTCTCCGGGTGAGGTATGGACGTACAATACATCCCCCGCCGCGCCGGGATTGTGCGACAAATACCCGACCCCGTGAACCAGTAGCCCGTGCGTAGTGGGTGACGTACCAAGCGCCATACCCAAAAGCCCCTCCGTAGTTGTGGACGCGTCAGCATCGACAGCGACCCAAGCACCGGAGGCGTGAGTGTACACCTGGCCCGCGACAAGAGTCCCCGTCCCAAACTTTACGACTGTGCCCTCAGCTTCGCCTGCCGCATAGACGGCAGTGGTTTGCGTCTGGATTTCTAACTCGGTCCCGTCCACGTTGCCGACTACATCGCCCGTGACGTTGCCAGTAACGTTGCCGGTTAGGTCTCCCGTGACGTTGAACGCATTGGAGAAAGAAAGGTTTCCAGAGCCGTCGGACTTGAGAACCGAGTTCGCGGCGCCGTCGTCATCAGGTAGGGTGAGGGTGTATGTAGCCCCTGCGGAGTGCGCCGGGCCTTTGATGGTTACCCCGTG